TAAATTTTTGACACGAATATAATCAGAGATCTTCGCATCAGGAAGTCTGCTGACGTATTCAAAATCTGGTAAACGACTAAAGTAATTTGACATTTTAGAAACCTATTGAAGCGTCATTATCATCTTCATAATCACCATTGAATACAGGTTCAAGTTCTTTAAATCCTAAAGTCATCGAGTATGAAACCAACTTACCATCAGTGTAAGTAGCATACTGTCCATCTGGAGTATAGTTTACACCAACACTAGTGCAGGCACATTCTTTGACCTTGCCTATGTATGGATGTTCCTCCGCATTCACCCCTCTATGTAAGTATTTAATCTTGAATGTATGAGGAGACTTGAGGAACAGATTACTCTCAGATCTTTGAGGTCTAGATCCTTGCTTAAAGAAGCGAAGAATTTTGATAATTTCATCTGCCTCATCTGAATTACGAGCAGACATTTTGAATGTAAAGTTAAAGGTACGCAGAGTAGGATTTTTAAATAACAACTCAAGGTTGGGATTCAGAATAGTACCAGTTGTTCTTGCGAGTAAGTTTTGTGTTCCTGTCGCTTGCTGTGTAAAGAAACTAGCAAGAGCATCTTTTGTGTTTGAGTCCTTAGATGCTGACTTGATGTCACTCCCAAGTTGTGTAAGACCCCCACTAATATCTCCCTTCAGACCTGTTAAAGCAGCAGCAGCGAGTGCTGCTTGGAAAGCATTCAGATTATCATCAGCAAAACCTACAGTACTTGCATCCTGAATGCCTGCCGGGATGGGTAAAAAACAAGACCCAATAATTCTACTATCTGTTGATGAACGATTACCAAAACCAATTCTACCACCTTCTCCTGATGTTCCCGAAGCTGATTTTGGTTCATATTTGAGCATATCAAACTTAATCACATCCTGCGATCCGTTACCAATATCAATTGGATACTTTAGGTTTTTGTCGAAAGATTCTCTTGTCTTACCACTACCGGCACCAGATGATCCTTGACTCAGTGGGGAACTTCTCTGCCATGATGATGCTCCACCAGCAGCAACTGAAAATTCTATTGGAGCATCTGATGCTTTTGCTTGACCAGACTTACCATTATCTCTATTAAAGTTATCTTTTGATGGAGCATCTAAACCAAAACTATCTTTGATTGATTCCATCTGTTGAATGGAAATTTTTGTTAGAAGACCTCCCTCTCCCATACCAATTTTGTCACTGGAGTTAGCATTAGTGGTTGGACTTATTAAGTTCTCCCCCGAATTCTTTATTCCAATAACAACGGGATTAGATCCCTTGGCATCATCGTAACGTATAATTTCTTTCTTGAAGGTTGGTTTTCCATTTGAATCTCTACCTTCAGTTACTTTTGTAGAGATATATTTTTGTGTAGAAGGACCCTTGCCAGACCGGCGCTGCTGTGCGCTTCCTGTTCTTACTTTTATTGGTGCAATACTACTTGTCGCTGATTGTCCTGCTGCCATTAGACAAAGGTTTTTACTTATTTATCAATCATTTTACGATATGGTATTTTCATTAAGTCATCAACCTCATCATACTGGACAATGTACAACTGTCCTGCCACTTCATCCCAGGTATATTGCCTTGATTTTCTCAGGTGAAGATTGATTCCTCTGAAACCCCAACGCAAAACATCAGTACAGGCAATCAGTGGGTGTTGATCATAACTGATGTTGGGAGTTTTAGCATTGTATATAAAGGTATAAAATCCACCTACATCAGGGATTGGTGTGACCGTACTGTTGAGGAGTTCCATGATTTTCATCATCATCTCTTCAGGATCATTCGTACTATTGTTGATTTGATTGTCTTCAAAGCGGTTCATTTGATCCCCAGTTCATTTTCGGTGATTACTTTAAACTGTATCATATGATCCTTACAAAACTCAACTGCTGCCTTCCACTTTGCCTGGTTCACAGCATAGGTCTTACATTCATAGATGTATGACTTGGTTTGTCTTTTAGGTTTCTTTGGTGGTTGAGTTTGTTTCTTTGGTTTGACTTCAACCACATATGTTTTGACTTGACCTGCGCTCTCCTTTACCTTTATAATGAAGTCAGGAAAGTAACGATGAACTCTATTGTCTACAGGTGATAGGTATGGAATCCAAAATTCCTCACTACCCCACTCCAAAATACTTTCATTCAGATCGCACCATCGGCAAAACTTCCTCTCCCAACTGCTACGACAGATAATATTATTTGGATCACCCTTATATTTCCTTGGATATGAAGGTTGATATTTACTCTTGATGCTTTCTCCCATACATAATATATAAGGTCAAAAATTATTTATAAATGGCTTCTGGAAAGAATGTAGCAGATCTCAAAAGGACTCTGTTAAAACCTGCATTAACATCTCACTTTGAGATTGCGATGGATAGTCCCTTCAAGGCAGGGGGCACACAGGGAGGACAAAGTTCTCTCAGTAAGTTTGGTGTTCGTTTTGAGCAAGATCAGTTAAATCTGATGTGTAGTGAGGTGTCCCTTCCAGGATCTAACCTCGCAACATTAGAACTCACCAGTGACCACACTGGTGTAACTGAGAGACATGCCTACAGAAGAATTTTTGATGACCGACTTGACTTCACATTCTATGTTGATGCTGCCAACTATATGCCCATTCGTTTTTTTGAGGCATGGATAGATTGGATTGTTGGATTTGATGAGGGTGATACTAAAGACACCTCATCTTATTACCGAGCAAAATATAGAGATGACTATGCTGTCGATGGTCTGAAGATCACCAAGTTTGAGAGAAGTTCTCCTTCTGCTAGATCTAGGGAGGAGGCAATAAGGAGAGGACAACCAGCAACTTCTCTTACATATGGATTTGTAAAAGCATATCCAATTAGTATCAACTCTATGCCCGTTTCTTATGAGGCATCTAGTCTTTTGAAATGCACAGTATCCATGACTTACATAAGATACTACATTGATAGACCACAAAGAATTGCCCCACCTGCTGACATTAGTGGTCGTTTTAATCCTCAACGTAACTTGAGTATTGCTGAACAAGCCATTCGGAATGCAAGTCAGTTCTTACCTCCAGCAGTTAGATCTGTTGCCAACGTTGCCTCAAGCATCCTTTTCTAGTAATAAATAATCACACTGAAAACTCTATAGGTTATTATGCCCTTACCAAAGATTTCTACGCCGTCTTATGAACTTGAGTTGCCATCAACTGGAGAGACGGTAAACTACAGACCCTTTCTTGTAAAAGAAGAAAAACTTCTTGTGATTGCTTTGGAGAGTGAAGACACAAAGCAAATCACGACTGCTATTCGTAACGTCATCCGTAACTGTGTCCTCACTAAGGGCATCAAAGTAGAGGATCTGCCTACGTTTGATATTGAATATCTCTTCCTCAACATTCGCGGTAAGTCTGTGGGTGAGGAGATTGAGGTTAATATCACCTGCCCAGATGATAATGAAACTCAAGTCAAGGTTACGATCAACCTGGATGACATTGAGGTTCAGAAGAATGATAAGCACGCCAAGAAAATCAAACTAGACAATAGTTTGATGATGGAGATGAGGTATCCATCACTGGATCAATTTATTAAGAGTAATTTTGATTTTAGTGAAGGTAAGAATGCAATGGATCAATCATTTGAATTGATTTCTTCTTGTGTTGATAAGATTTACACAGAAGATGAAGTATGGGCAGCAGCAGACTGTACCAAGAAAGAAATTAATGACTTCCTTGAGTCTATGAATTCCACTCAGTTTAAGGAGATTGAGAAGTTCTTTGAGACCATGCCCAAACTCTCACACACATTAAACGTCAAGAATCCAAAGACTAAGAAGGATAATGAGGTTGTGCTTGAGGGACTAGCATCTTTTTTCGGATAGCGATGCTCCACATGGATCTGGAGAGTTACTTTAGACTTAACTTTGCCTTGATGCAGTACCATAAATATTCTTTAAGTGAGATTGAAAATATGATGCCTTGGGAACGAGACATCTATGTTGGACTTCTCCAACAGCATCTTGAAGAAGAACGACTAAAGGAGCAGCAAAGAAAAAGCAATGGCGGTTGAAACCTTTGAGGGACAAACTAAAACTATTTCAGCATCCAAACTCATGGGTAGGGATGCTAGTAGTCTTTCTTTGGGTAAAGTAGGTGGTGGTCCATATGGCGGAACAAGTGCGACAGGTAAACTCGCAGGCATCGTAAGATCAAATAAAAAATCGATTGCAATAAACGCTGAGAAGATTACAAGACTGAAAAAGATTTCTGAACTTCAGTCTAAGAAAATTAGTGGTGATGATATTGGTAGCAAACTGCCAACAGAAGAGACTGCGATCCTTGATTCTCTGGATAATATTCTTGCGTTAATTAGAAACGAACAGAAAGAAAAAGATAAGTTACTTGATGCAGAAAGAAAAAGAAAGGAGAATAAAAAGAGAGATAAAAAAGAAAGTGGTCTTGAGAAGGTAGGTAAATCAATAAAGAAGAAAGGAAAGAAAGTCATTGACTCGATTAAGTCTCCTTTTGAAAAACTAATAGACGCTTTAAAAACATTACTGTTTGGAAAAATTGTAATTGATCTTTTTGGTTGGTTCCAAAATCCAGATAATGATAAGAAAGTAAAAAGCATTTTTAGATTTCTAAAAGACTGGTGGCCAACACTTCTAACAGGTTTAATTCTATTTGGGGCAACACTCCTTGGTCCAACTGGATTGGTGATTGCTGGTGTTGCACTTGTTGTTGGTTTTCTACCACAGATTATTGATGGTATAAAACAATTATTTGGATTTAAGGATGAGATAGAAACTGATGCTGACGATGCAAATAAAGAATTAAAGGAACAAGAAAAGGAAGTTGGCGCATTAAAACCAGAAACTCCAGAAACATTGAACCCTGCTCAACAAACTGGAGATAAGTTAGCGAAAGCACCTGAACCTCAAACAAAAGAACCACCAGTTCAGATGAAAGAGGGTGGTAAGGTTCCAGGTAGCGGACCAAATAAAGACACCATCCCTGCCATGTTATCACCTGGGGAATTTGTGATGAGTAGAGGTGCGGTTAATAAGTTTGGTTCTGACACCATGGCAAGCATGAATGCCATGGGTGGTGGAACTAATCGCCCATCGATAGTTAATAATATGGTGTATGCTAATACTGGTGGACAGATGCCAGGAGCGAAAGGAAGTGATGAAAAAACAAATAGACCGAAATCAACTAATATGACATCATCGATGATGTCTGGTAACACAACCACACCTAAAAATTCACCTGGGAAGAGAGCATGGTGGGACTTCTTAGGATGGGCAGGAACTGGTTCTGATAGTAGTGATGATAAAGGTGGTTCTCCTGATAAGTTCGCAAAAGATATGATCAAAGTCCATGAAGGACTGAGACTTGACAAATATATGGATAGTCGTGGATTCCCAACGATTGGATATGGTCACTTGATCGAGAAGGGTGAGACTATGCCCGACCGCATCTCTCAACAGAAGGCAGATGAGTTGTTTGATAAAGATTATGGGCATCATAAGGCAGCTGCCATGAAGATCCCTGGGTATGATAAGGCGAGTGGAATGCAGAAAGCAGCACTGATTGACCTTACATTTAATATGGGTCCTGCATGGGCAGATGGATTCCCAGCATTTAAGAAAGCATTTGCTGCTGGCAACTATGAG